GAGGCAACCATGCGGTTCTTTAACTGCAAGACCTACCTTGATTCGTCAGGCATTCCTGTCAAGCAGGACTACGTGTATCCTTCGGGTGGTATCAAAACCAGGTTCTTCCCCAAGCAATTCCGTGCGATGAACCTACACTCTGATGAGCTATTCGGTATGAACCTGTGGAATGCAGGATCTGGTAAGATCGTCACTATCACAGAGGGTGAGCTTGACGCCATGTCTGCTTACCAGATGTGCAACAGCCAGAAGTTTCCCTCTGCCTTTGTCAGCCTGCCCTCAGCCACCCCATCGAAGCGCCTCTGGACTAACGTCACGGAATGGCTGCGGTCTTTTGACAAGATCATTCTGTCAATCGAACATGATGATCAGGGTAATGCTGTTGCCCAACGGATTGCCAACCTGTTTCCGAACAAGGTCTACCGTGTGCAGCATGACAAATACAAAGACGCAAATGAATTCCTGACCGAGGGTGCCAAGTCCGAGTATTACAATGCGTGGATGAATGCCCGTAAGTATACACCAGACAACATCATCAACACCTCTGACCAATTCATGAAGCTGTATGATCGTTCAGAGAACCACGTCTACGTAGAGACAGGCATCTCTGACTTCGATGACATGTGTCTCGGCCTGATGCAGGGTCACTTCACCCTGTTCAAAGCACAGACAGGCATTGGCAAGACAGAATTCATGCGTTACCTAGAGTATCGTATTTTGAAGAACTACCCTGATATCAAGATCGCAACATGGCACATGGAAGAGACAAAGCTGCGGTCACTCTTGGGTCTGGTGTCATATGAAATAGGTGATAATGTAACACGTAAGGACTTGATCGAACAAAAACAGCTAGACGAAAAGGTAAAGGATGGTATCCGTGAGCTGACCAAAGATGAACGCCTGTTCCAATTCTTTTTGAATGATGAGGATGATCCCCTTGATCTGCTTACACACATCCGGTATCTGTCACAGGCTTGCGATGTGAACTACGTGTTCTTCGAGCCTATCCAAGACATCGCTGCCAACATGGGTGCAGAAGAAAGCAAAGAACAATTCCTTGCTGACCTTGCTGTTCGCCTGTCTAAGCTGGCGGCTGAACTTGGTGTTGGTATTATAACGATTGGTCATACGAATGACGATGGTCAGGTAAAGTATTGCCGCATGATTGAGCAACGGGCATCCGTTGTGGTAGATCTGCAGCGTAACAAGATGGCAGAAGATGCAGATGAAAGGAACACAACCAAGCTTCTTGTCACAAAGAACCGTCCGGTTGGTCCTACAGGGTATGCTGGTCAACTAAAATTCAACACAGAGACTTTTACCTTGGAGGAAAAGTATGCTTTCATTTGATTGGATGGCCTTCACTGCCGCCACCATTTACTTCTTGGGTATATACCTGCACTACATACACATCCTTACAGTCTTCCATCTGCTGGATCGCTACGATGAGATAAACTTTAAGAGGACCATACTGCACAGCCTGGTCTGGCCCTTCACTGTGGTGATGTTCCTATGGGCTGGGCTGTTTGGGGATGATGAGGAAGACGAATGACAACTGTCGCAATGGATATCGAAACGGATGACCTGAATGCCACCCGCATATGGGTCATCTGCACCGAGGATGTAGACACTGGTAACAAACAAGAGTTTACCAATGTTGACTCGGACCAACAACAGAAGGAACGGTTCATTGAGTATGTCAAAGGCATTGACAATTTTGTTTTTCATAACGGTCTTGGGTTCGATGTTGCGGTTATCAACCGTCTTGTCCAGCCCGACCTGATCAACCCTCAGTCTGTCATAGATACCTTGGTTGTGTCACGCCTCGTAGACTACACATTGGATGGCAAAGGACACAGCCTTGATGCTTGGGGACGTAGGCTTGGTGACCACAAGATTGGGTTCAAGGACTTCTCTGCACTCACCCAAGAGATGATTGTCTACTGTCATCAGGACGTTACGGTTACCGTTAAGCTTTACCGTAGGTTGAAAGCAGTAATCACTGACCCTGAGTGGCAAGATGCACTGCGTTGTGAGCATGACATTCAGATCCTGTGTGAAGAGATGACAGCCAATGGTTTCTACTTTGACCACCAGAAAGCAAAAGAACTTCTGACCGAGATCAAGGACCGCATGGCACAGCTAGAAGCTGGCTTCCAAGAGGACTTCCCACCGAAGCTGGAAGAGGTGCATCGTGTTATCTACCGTAAGAAAAAGGATGGTGGTGATTTCTCTACGGTGACAAAGGCAAGAGACAAATACTATCAGACAAAGGTTGACTGGTCTGTTCAACCCCCTGAGCTAGTGTGTTATGACTGGGTAGAATTCAACCCTGGCTCACCCAAGCAGCGTATCGAACGCATGTGGGAAGCAGGCTGGGAGCCATACGAAAAGACAAAAGGACACATCGAGTATGAAAGAGAACAATCAAGAGGATCGTGGCGTTAAGTTTGCCAAATACGGCTGGACCATGAGTGAGGCTAACCTTAACACCCTTCCCGATAGTGCACCTGCTGGTGCCAAACGTCTGGCCGAGTGGCTGACCATCGAAGGACGTAGGTCTAGCCTAGAAGAATGGCTTGGTCATGTTGGTGCTGACAGCCGTATCCATGGCAGGTTCACACACATCGGTGCATGGACAGGACGTATGGCACACTCTGCCCCTAACCAAGCGAACATTCCCTCTGCCTTCCACGGCACACCAAAGACTGCTGTCGAAGAGGTTAAGGCTCGGTATGACGGTGACTTTCGTGCACTGTGGTGTGTTCCTGAGGGTAGCTGGCTGGTAGGCACAGACGCAGAAGGCATCCAGCTACGTGTGCTGGCCCACCTGATGCAGTCCGAGGAGTATGTCCACGCTATTGTGTCAGGTAAGAAGGAAGACGAAACGGATATCCATAACCTAAACCGCAAGGCACTCGGTATGTCACACATCACCAGAGACATGGCCAAGACTTTCATCTATGCATTCCTTCTTGGTGCTGGTAATGCAAAGATTGCACAGATACTCAAGGTGAATACTCGTGAGGCAGGCCAAGCTGTTGACAACTTCATGGAGTCCATCCAAGGTTTGTCAGAGCTAAAGAAGAAGATCATCCCTTATGTTGCCAAACGTGGTTGGTTCCGTGGTCTTGATGGACGTAAGGTCAAGGTTCCCTCTGAGCACAAGACACTGGCAGGTATGCTGCAGAACGGTGAGTCTGTCATCATGAAACATGCAGCCCTGCAGTGGACACGACAAGCAAAGGAACAAGGCTTTGACTTTAAGCTTGTCACATGGCCACACGATGAGTGGCAGACAGAAGTAGCTGGTGACTACAGCACAGCAGAACGTCTTGGTGATATCCAACGTCAATCAATTGTTGACACAGGGGTAAAATTCTGTATGCTCTGCCCATTAGCTGGGTCAACAGACATCGGTAAGAACTGGAAGGATACCCATTGATTGGCCCCATCCTATTTGCAATAAGCCCTGTGATTTTTGTGTTGACACTTCAACTTATCACAGCTATCCTAGATAACTCAGCCAGCAAAGGAGAATGACATGGCTCAGAAGAAACAAACTAAATACGGTGTATTCGAAGGCGAACTGTTCTATGCTCGTGTGTTCGAAGACAACATGGATGACTCGGAATTCCACGAGAAAACCAATGGTCAATTCAATGTTGTGTTTGTCCCGAAGGACAGCGACGAGGTAAACCGTATGGTAGCCTTGGGCTTCCCCGAGGTGTCGATGGGCAACAAGATGATCAAGCCCTTCGATGTTGCTGGTGGTCGTGCAGGTATGAAACTCAAGCGCCCCAATGTGCACCCCTCGGGTATCGAAGACTTCGGTGGTGCACCTGGTGTAACTCACGGCACAACCAACAAGAAGTGGGACTTCGTAGAGGATGGTGCACTTGGTAATGGCACCAAAGCAAAGGTAAAGATTTCGATCTACGGTGAAGGATCTACCGCCTCTGTCCGGCTTGAGAAGATCGGTGTCATTGAGCATGTGCCATTCGAAGAGATGGCTACTGCAGAAGACCGCTGGTAATAATCTTTCTGGGCATCCCTTCGACAGCCCGCTAGGGCGTGCTTGGGGGTGCCTACTCACAGGTAGGGGATAACATGATCCAAGCAACATACATCGACCACATGGGCAGTGACCTGTCTGTAGTTAATGCAGCACGGGTATCTTTTGGTAAGAAATCCCACTGCGAAGAGAAAAGATGGGTAGAAATGGCTGACTGGTGTGGGGATATGCCTGTTGTTAATGAACGTGACACCAGGCTGATCCATTACTTAGCCAAGCACAAGCACCTGTCACCCTTCGGCCATGCCTTTGCATCCTTCCATGTCAAGGCACCTATCTTTGTGGCACGTCAGCTAGTGAAGCATAAGTTCCT